GCGGCACAACGCCGCCGACGAGGGTACCTACTTCGTGGCGCACAACACCACGAACGACGCGGCGACCACGCTCGCGGGGCACGCGGCTCCCGTGCTGGTCGACGCCGACGCGACGATGACAAAGCCGTTCATCCACGCGCGCTACAACGTCTCGAGCACCGCGGTGACGCGCGTCTACCTCGACTTCATCGAGATCGAGGTGATCACCGCAGGCGCGACGGGCTCGGCCGACAGCTGGGCGGCGCAGCTCGACACCGGGGCGACCCGGATCACCAGCGGCGGGACGGCGCTCACCAAGGTGAACCCGAACATGACATCGGCGGCGACGTCCGGCCTCGACCTGCTCGCCGGCGCGCCGGTGGCGGGCGCCGAGACCACGTCGAGCCGAGACCTCGGGTTCGGGCAGTTCCGTCCGAGCATCCAGATCGCCGGCGACAAGTTCATGTTCTTGTTCGGCGGCGAGCCGGGCGAGGTCGGGGCGACGTCGGTCGCGACGATCACCCACCACGTGGTCGGACTGCCCCCGGTCATTCTCGGGCCCACCGACCAGTTCCTGCTGGCCCTGTACAGCCCGTCGCAGAACGCGGCCGGCGTGTACAAGGTCCGCATGGGCTGGCTCGAGCGCTGATCCACGACCTCGACCGACGCCGCGGCAGACACCCCGATAGGAGCCTACACATGACCCAGTTCTACGACCTGCAGGTGACCGAGCCGACGCTCAAGGGCCACGTGGTGCGCTTCGTGGGCGGCACGGCCGCGGTGACGAAGGATCTCGGCAAGGCGATCACCGTGACGTACATCAGCACGGGTCTCGTCGACCTGACCTGGAGCGCGAACGTCGAGCCCCCGGGCACGTTCGCGGGCCTCGCCGGCAAGCCGTCATTCCAGGCGACCGTCCCGAGCGGGATCAAAAACTTCGACTGCGCGCCCGGCGTCTTCAACACGACCACGCGCACGCTGAGGCTGGCGATCTGGAACGCCTCGGGCAATCTGACCGACCTCGCGGCGCTGCAGTGGATAACGCTCGTGGCGCTGTTCAAGGAGGACCCGGCGCTCTGAGTGCCGCATTCGGTTGCACCAATCGACGGTGACACCGTTACAGCGAGACGATAATCTCGCCGGAATATGGCATTCCTGATCACGCTCGGCGAGCTGCGCGAAACAGCGCAGCAACTGGCCAACAAGCCCAACGACACGACGCTCCCGGTAGCGGAGTGGAACGGGCACATCAGCGCGTACTACGGTCGCGCTCACACCATGGTGCTCGGCAAGGGCGCCCGCTACTTCGAGACCGAGTTCACGCTCGACCTCGCGACGCTGGCGCTCCCGACGGACCACCGCGGGACGATCGGCGTCGACTTCATCACCTCGTGCGGCGCGCGGATCGAGCTCGACGAGCTCATGGTCCAGGACCGCGACCTGTTCAGCGGCCTCACGGGCACGCAGGCGCGCGCCTGGGCCGTGGTCGGGACCAACGTCCAGCTCTTCCCGACGCCGACCACGGGCGACTACCGGCTCCTCTACGAGCCGCAGCCGGCCCGCTACAACACCTCGGTGGACTCGATCCAGATCGACGTGATGACCACGGACGGTCTCGACGCGATCACCTGGGGAGCGGCGTCGGTGGCGCTGCACCGCCTGCAGACCGACCAGTCCCGCGCCCTGCAGGAGAACGAGGATGCGATGGCCCGGCTCGAGGACTGGGCCGTGCGCCGCTCGGTGACTATGCCGCGGCGGCGCCAGATCCTCGGGCGCAACGGGCGTCTGTCCGGCAACATCAACGGGCCGTGGAACCCGGCGAGCTGGGTCTACAACCGGTGAGGAATCGAACGCTCGACAAGCGGCTCGCGGACAGCGACGCCGAGCAGGTGCGCCGATCGCACGCCGAGGCCATCGACGAGCTGCAGAACGTCAAGATCCTCGACGCCGTGGTGATCCGAGACCAGGAGCTGGCCGACCAGCGCCAGGTCACCATCCCGCACAAGCTCGGCCGCGTTCCGAAGTTCGTGTGCATCAGCCCGATCCGATTCCCCGGTGGCGCTACCGCGGGGCAGGTGATCGAGAACCGCAGCCAACCCAACGACCGCAGCAAGAGCATCGTGCTCGTGGCTGCCGGCTTCACGTCGACAATCGTAGTCGACGTCATGATCTGGTGATCTTACATGGCACGACACATTCCGAAGAAAGTTGGCCCTCACCCGGGCCTCGTCTGGAACAACAAGATCCTCCCGCTCGCCGCGGGCCTCCACCAGCAGACCGACGTCCGAGCGCGGCCCGAGCCCTTCCTGGACATCTGCCGTGATGCGCAGTTCGACGAGGTCGGCGGGCTGCAGACGCGGCACCCGTACACCGGAACGGTATCGCCGACGCTGCCCGACGGATCGATATTCGGTGGATCGCTGCTATCCAACGTCCGCCGGATCGAGCGCAACGGCGACGAGCTCGTCCTTTTCACGAAGGACAGCCTGTATTCCTGGAATGCCCAGCTGAACAAGTGGGTGTTGCGCGGGACGCACCTCGCGGTCTCGGTTGACGAGACGCCGCGGTTCGCGACCACGGGTGACCAGATCTCCGGTGACCGAGCTGAGCTTGCCGGAACCGTCGTGTTCGCGTGGGTCGAGGGCACGCAGGTCTACGCGGCAGCGCTCGACAAAACTACCGGCTCCGTGCTGGTCTCGCCGACCGCGGTGTCCACGGCGATCGGCCGGCCGCGGCTGGTGGCGCTCGCGACGAAGATCCTGTTCTTCGTCGAGGCGTCGAGCACGCTCCTAACGGTCCGCGCGATCGATCCAGCGGCGCCCGGCACGGCGATCGCGGGCGCCGGAACAACCGTGCTCGCGACCGACTTCAATCTCTACTACGACGTCGTGCGGGCCGGCACGCAGGACCTCGTGGTCGGAGCGTGCCGGCGCCAGACGACCACGAGCTACACCGTGTTCAAGGTGACGTCGGCCCTCGCCGTCACGACCTCAACGAAGGCGCGCACGTGCGACGGTCCGATCGCGGTCGCCACGATAGGCGACGGGACGAAGACGCAGATCGTCCGCGGCAACGCGACCAACATCCAGGGCGATCTCCTCGCCACCAGCACGCTCGCAGACCTCTTCACGGCGCAGGCGATCGGGACCACCACCGACGTCCCGGTGAACCAGATCGCGGCCGAGTTCGCATCGACGACGTGCCGCGTGTTTTGGGACTCGCTCGAGACCGAAGACTCGCTCAACGCGTCGTTCGCGGTGAAGACGAACACCGTCACGACGGCCAACGCGATCGGGACGCAGAGCACCTTCGTCAAGCGCGTCGGGATCGCGTCGCGCGCGTTCCTGTACGACGTGAACGTCTACGTGTGGCTCGTGTTCGGTGAGGATGACGCCTCGGTGCTCACCGGGACTCCGCTCGGCATCCGCGCGGCGCTGCAGAATTCCTACTTCCTGTACCGCGATGACGGGCTGATCGTAAGCAAGTCGGCGTGGCAGGTGGCAGGCGGATACTCGGCCGTCACCGGGCATCTTCCAGGCGTCGCCGCGGTCGGCGCTGCCGGCACCGAGTTCGCGTGGGCAGGCACGGCCAGGCGAGCGATCCGGCTCGACGGCGAGCGCGTCGGATATGAGGCACGGACGCCGCACGACATCACCATCGCGTTCGACGACAACGCCGCGCGCCGATGCGCGCGCATCGGGAACACGCTCTACGTGTCCGGCGGCTTCGTGCAGGGCTACGACGGCGTGCGCCTGACCGAGGTCGGATTCTTCGTCGTCCCGTGGAGCATCGATGTCCAGGACAGCGGGGTTGCTGGCAACATCGAGGCCGGGACCTACAGCTGGAAGGGGTCCTATCGCTACGTGAACGCGCAGGGCGAGATCGAGCGATCGACCACCGCGACCGGAGACCAGATCACGTTCTCGGCGTCGCACTCCGCGATCGTCTCGTACCTCTTCCTGTACGTGACCAACAAGACCACGGTGCTCCCATCGCTGGAGTTCTGGCGCACCGCGAAGGACGCCGCGCCGGAGGCGGATTACCTGCTAGTGACCGGACTCGATCCGACGGTCACGACCGGCGCCAACCCGTACATCAACAACAACACCGGATCGACCGGCACGACGTTCAGCGACAACCTGTCCGACGCCTCGCTCGGCGACAATCAAGCGAACCCAGAGAACGGGGACGTCCTCGAGAACCTCGCGCCGCCGGGCGCGGCGATCATCGTCGCAACGGACACGCGCCTGCTTCTCGGCGGCATCCCGGGCGACCCCGACCGCGTCTGGTACAGCAAGACCAGGAGCACCGGAGAGATCGCGGCTTTCAACGACGGGCTCACCGTGCGGGTCCCGGCGGGCGGTGGCGCGATCACGGCGATGTGGGTCCAGGATGACGTGTGGTACGTCGCGCGCGAGACCGCGCTCTACGCGCTCCCCGGAGTTGGGCTCGACAACCTCGGGCAGGGCCAGAACTACGGGCCGGCGCGCATCGTCCCGGGCGGCGCTACCGTCGGCGCGGTGAGCCAGGAGAGCGTGGCCGAGACCCCGCACGGGACGATCTTCAAGAGCGAGAAGGGCTGGCAGCTTCTCGACCGCTCTGGATCGATCGAGTACATCGGCGGCGCCGTCGCCGACTTCGACAGCGAGGCCGTGCTCGCGACCCATGTCGTCGAGACGCAGCACCAGGTGCGGATCCTGACCGCAGCGCGGATCCTGGTGTGGGACTTCAGACGCGACGTGAACCAGTGGGCGGAATGGACGGTGCCGGCCAGCATCGCCGGCGTGCACGCGACGATCTGGAACGGAGCCCACGTGGTGCTCGCGAACGATGGCGGCTTCGCGCAGGGCATCGTCACCCAGCGCACGACCTACTCGGGCGTGAGCTACGGGCAGGACGCAGAGACCGTGTGGATCAAGCTCGCCGACTACATGGGGGCGACGAGCGTGCGCCACATCGAGCCGCTAGGCGAGTTCCGGTCCGACTGCCTCGTGCGCGTGCGCGTGGCCTACGACTACGAGATGACCGGCACGACGCCAGACTACGTGGACGACTTCGTGTGGTCGCCAACCCCGGCGATCGCAGGCAAGCCGCTCCAGTTCCAGTTCGACCCGAAGCGGCCCCAGTGCGAGGCGATCAAGATCCGGCTGACCGCGGTGTCCGACACCGGGGCCGGAAACGCGGCGCTCGACTTCAGCGCGTTCGATCCGTTCATTGCGGTCGTGCCGAGCGCCGCGTGGGAGATCGGATACATCGCCGACTTCCCGGCGACGATCGGCGTTCGCGGGAACGCCTACTCGATGTCATTCGCGTTCGAGGCTGCCGATCCCGATGAGGAGTTCCTGATCGACAACCGGCTCCACTTCACGTGGGACACCGAGAGCGCTCGGTGGAGGTCGGCGCCGAACAACATCGGCCTGCGCATCCGCGCGCGTGAAGGCTCGAGCCCGACGTGCGGCAACCTGGAGGACGCGATCGCTGCGGTCGGCGCCGGGCTCATCGAGCTGGATTTCCGCGTGACGCCGCGCGAGACGCTGATCGACGGCGACACGATGGCCGGCCTGACCGTAGGGCCGGTGTTCTTCACTGGCGGCGCGTACGGTGCGCCGACCGGCGAGGCGATCAAGCTGACCGGGATCGGGATCGAGGTCGGCACCGAGCCGGGGCTCTTCCGGCGCCTGTCGGCCGGACAGCGCGTGTAGCTACTGCGCGGTGCAGTAGCAGGCGCCGCCGAGCGTGTAGTGCTGCACCCACTGCACGGTGCCGAATAGGCAGCGGTTCTCGTCCTGCCCGCACTGCTGCTGGCAGATGCCCTCGATGCACCATCCGTTGGTGCCGTTGGCGACGATCGGGCAGAAGGTGTTCACCATCTGATCTGGGTCGGTGATCTCGCAGGCGATCGGAGCCGTTGCCTGATCACACGGCGTCAGGGTTGCGAGCGGCATTGCAAGGGCGGCCATGAAGACGAGGTTGGTCATGCGGCGGTTTATAAGCCAACGCCGGCCGGCCTCGCTCCAGACCACGGTGCAGCATTGCGATGCAGGTCGAGATAGGCCAGACCAGCGCGTGTAGTCAGCGGTCGCCGCGTCGGTCGCGCATCTCCCGCGCCAGGAACGTGAACCCGAACGCGAGGATCAGCCCGGCGAACCCGGTGATGCCGTACCTGTAGCCGTCGTTCGTAACGCCCTGCGCGAGCTGAAACACGACGCTGAACGCGATGACAAAGAGGATTCCGATGGTGAGATTCTTCATCGTCTACTCCTTGCACAGGTAGTCGGTGCAAACCTGCGTTCCCCACGCGCCGGCGTTGCAGGCGGCGACCGCCGCGGTCAGGCACGGAAAGGTGACCCCGCCGATGGTGAACACCGTACCCGCTGTACACGCGAAACTCATCGCTGCGCACACCGTGACGCCGATGGACAAGCACACGCAGCGGCAGATGGTGCCGCCGATCGTCGCGTACTTGTCGAAGATCATCGGGGCCCCTCCGAGGCCGCGGCCCTCGTTGCCTGGCCCAGAACCCGGACCGTGAACGCGGTCGTTGCCGCCGACCTCGCCTGGCCCCGTCGGCCACATGCCGCCCGGCCATGGCCACGGCTCGGCGCACGTGAAGTCTTCGCCCTCGCTGATCTCAATCGTTCCCGGCCTGCATCCGTGGACATCGATCCGCTCGTCCTGCTGCCGCTCGTCGATGGTGGGCTCCGGTGCAGGAGCGACGCATCCGACAGCGAGCCCGCAGAGAACCTGTGATGGCTTCATGGGGTACCTCCGCTGCGATCGTGCCACCGGCCGCCGAGGCGGCAAGCGCGAGGCTGGCACGGTGGTCGAGGCGCCCGCCGGTAGTGCGCGGCGTTGCCGTCGACGCTATATCGAGCAGTGACGTCGGCGCACCGGCAAGCGGTCCGTGAGAGCGTCGACGCAGGGCATGGATCGAGGCCACGATCCGGGCATGCCGAATCATCTCTACGACCACTGGATGGACCTCGACTCGCTCGTGTTGCCGCCGTACAAGCGCCACACGATGCAGCCACAGTTCCCGTGCACGTCACGCATCGTGCTCGCGCGGACGATCGCCGACGCGAGCGGTCACCCGATCACCTACCGCGTGCGGACCACCGGCCAGGAATGGTGGGTGAGCGCGACGCTGCGCGGGTTCCGCGCGAGCGCGACGATCCACACCACGATCGAGCTGCGAGCGAAGATCTGGATGCTGGCGATCGAGAACGGGAAGGTCAGGGTCGGCGAGACGGGCCGCTGGACGTCATAAGTTTTCGCTGCATCTTGTCGAAAAGACCTACACCGCCACCACGCAGATCGGCTGTAGGCTGCCCGTATGGGCTTCAATTGGGGTCGACTCGGAGCAGGTCTCGCAACCGGCGGGCTCAGCGAGCTTGGGGGTATCCGCCCCCTGGCCGAGAAGCTGGCGCCGGACACGTGGAACCAGATCGCAGGCGACCCCGGCGCGGACGCCGAACGCCAGCGCAAGGCGCAGCTGTACGGGCAGGCCGGCGCCGCCGGCGGCTTCGCCGACCAGCAGCAGCAGGCCTTCGCGGCGAACCAGCTGCAGGGCGTGAACAACATCTCCGCCCTCCAGCGGACGGCCAGCGGGCAGAACTCGGTGAGCGCGGAGCAGCTGCGTCAGGCCCTGCAGCAGAACCTCGCGGCGCAGCGCTCGATGGCCGCGGGGGCGAGCCCGCAAAACGCCGCCATGGCCGCGCGCACGGCCGCCATCCAGTCTGGCCGGCTCGGCGCCGGGCTGGCCGGCCAGCAGGCGCTGGCGGGGCTCCAGGAGCGCAACCAGGCCCAGCAGGCGCTCACCGGCGCGATCCAGGGCTACGGCCAGCAGGCACTGGGCGCCGCGCAGGGCGCGCGCGGGCAGGCGATCCAGGCCTACGGGGCCGGGGAGGCCGGGGCACCCGAGAAGAGCTGGCTCGAGAAGTACGGGCCGACGATCGAGAGCGGAGCGGCCATGGTCGCGAAGTCTGACCGCCGCGCCAAGCGCGACATTCGCGACGGCGACGAGGATGCCAACAAGGCGATGGACGGAATCAAGGCGTACATGTTCGCGTACAAGGACAAGCGCGACGGTAAGGGCCGTGACAAGACCGGAACCCAGCTGGGCGTGATGGCCCAGGACATGGAGCGGGCCGGGCTCGGCCACGCGGTGATCGATACCCCGGGCGGCAAGATGGTCCACGGCGCCAAGGCGGCGACCTCGGCGATCGCGCTCACAGCGGCGCTCGCCCGGCGCGTGAAGGCGCTCGAGGCCGGGGCCGGACGGAAGGCGGCGTAGGTGGCGCAGAACCCGTTCCCCGATCCCGAGCTCGACGCCCAGCTCTACGGCGCGCCGACCCCGACGCTTGCCGACACCGCGCCGGCGACGTCGGGCAACCCGTGGGACTGGATCCCGCCCTCGTGGCAGGACCCGGAGGAGCTTGCGCGGGCGCGCCAGCAGCTGGGGCCGAGCGGTGTCCCGCTGGACGCGGCGACCGCGGTTGCTGCCGGCCAGGCCGCGCAGCCGGACGCCGCCGCTGCTGCGCCGGCGCCGATGCCCGAGGACCAGCTTCTTGCGGCGTACCAGGCGGATCTTGCCGACCCGGCGAAGCGAGCGCAGGCCGACGAGGCGACCGCGGCATACAACGCCGCCAACCCGCCGGAGCAGCCCCCCGCGGCCCCGCCGGACGCCGCGACCGCCCGCGAGCTGCTGGGCGCCGCCGCGACCGGACCGACCGGGAAGCCGCTCACCGATGACCAGGTGCTCGCGGCGTACGACCAGCTGCACCCGACGCTCGGGCCGCCCACGCAGCTCGACGCCGCGACCGCCGCCGGCTTTGGACCACCGGCCCCCGCGCCGCCGCTTCCGATGCCGTTCGGAGCCGCTGGTCCCGCGCCGCTCCCAGCGCCGGGCCCGCCCGTGCTTGGCCCGCAGCCCGCGACCGTCGGCGACCTCGTCGGGCCGCTGACGTTCGACGCTCCGCCGCTCGTCGGGAACGCCGCGGCAGCCGCTGCCGACCCGCTGGCCACCCGCCAGGGCATCGCCGGGCCCGAGCCGATCCTCAGCGACGAGGAAGCGGGCAGGGCGATCGCGAACATGGCGCCCGAGCAGCAGATCGCCGTCAAGGCGAAGCTCGACGCGGCTCGCGCCAACGACTTCGCCACGAAGCTCCACGACGAGAGCGTGGCGAACCTGGCCCGCGCGAAGCAGAACGAGGACGCCGCCAAGGCCGGCTACGCGCACGCCCAGCAGAAGGCGGCCGAGCTCGAGCACGACACCAAGGCCCTCGCCGCGCAGCAGATCAGCGACGGCTGGAGCGACCGCCCGGCCTACCAGAAAGTCGCCGGGTTCGTCGCGGCGATTGTCGGCGGGCTCGTGTCGGGGCGCACCGGCCGGCCCAATGCCGGCATGGCGATGGTCCAGAAGGTGATCGATGACTCGGTGGAGCAACAGAAAGCGAACCTCGCCAACCGGCGCGCGCTGCTGGGCCAGCGCCAGAACGCCGTGGGCGAGATGTTCTCGCGCACCGGCGACCTCTACCGCGCCGCCGAGACCTCGCGAGCGGCGATGTGGGAGGCGACGATCCAAGACCTGCAGGCCCAGCAGCAGATGTACGACCCGCACGGCACGAACGCGCTCACGATCGCCGGCATGATCAACGACGCGCGCGCGCGCCAGGCCGCCGGCATGACCGCCTACGTCGACAAGCAAGAGAAGTACGGCGTGGAGCGCTACAAGCTGGTCCAGAAGGATCGCGAGATCGCAGAGACCGAGCGGGCCGCGCGAGCCAAGGAAGCGGAGGCCGCCGCGAAGCTGGCAGCGAAGGGCGCCGGGGGTGGCGCGGGGGTAGCGCGGGTGACCGGCGAGGCGCCCAAGTACACCGTGGACACCGGGTTCACGAACCCGTTCGATCCGTCGCAGCCGGTGCTCGGGACGCGGCCGATCGGCGGCAAGCACGAGGGCGGGGAGAAGGAGTTCAAGACGGTGAGCGAGCAGCTCGGCATCTACGCACACGTGCAGGACTATTGGCAAAAGCTCGCGGCGGTAGGCGCCAAGATCGACTACCACAAGGGTCTCGGCGAGCAGGCGTGGGGCAAGCTCAAGAACACCGACGCGGCCGAGTACGACAGCGCGAAGGAAGCCCTCGTCGTCTACCTCACCAAGGAGCTGGGCGACAAGCTCACCCAGGGCCAGCTCGAGGCTCAGGCCCACCGGATCCCGGAGCGGTCCGTGGTGTTCGAGTCGCGCGAGCCCGGGAAGCAGATCGCCGACGCCCAGGCCGACGCCGATCGCGACTTCGCGAGGGACATGACGCTGGTCGGGATCGACCCGACGCCGATCATCAAGAGCGCCCAGCAGCGCCGCGCCGTGTCCACGCCGAGCGCGGCGCAGGATCTCGAGGCCGCCCAGGCGGCGGCGGCCGCGAACCCGGCCGACAAGGACGCGCAGCGCGCGCTCGAGGCCGCGACGCAGCGCCAGACCGCCGAGAACGAGGCGCACGTGGCCGGTCAGCAGGCCATGGGGCAGGCGGCGCACGCTGGCGGTCACAAGCCGCTGCCGACCGACAACCTCCCGCCGTCGATCCTGACCGAGGTCCAGAAGCACAACGGGGCGACCGAGACCTACAACCTGGCGGCCGAGAAGTATCGCGCTCTCTCGGCGTCCGCCCCGCCGGCCGGCAAGCTCAAGGGCGACAACGCCAAGGCCGCGGCGGCGCACGAGCGTCAGCTCGAGGCCCAGGCGCTGGCCGTGAAGCACGCCAGGACCGCCGTCGACAACGCGAGTGCGGCGATCCTGCCGAGCATCAGCGCAGCCGTGGGGAGCAAGAACTACGGCGGTATCCCGCACGATCGGCTCGCAACGCTCGCGAACATCCTCGGCATCGACCCGCCACCGGAGCGGGTTGGAGACATCAATGCGCAGGTGGCGGCCGGCAAGTTCGCTGGCGAGGTGAAGCGCCGTATCGAGCACGCGACCGCGACCCAGCGGCACCGGATCCAGGATGCGTTCTTCGGGCCACCCCGGGCCACCCCTGGCCACCGCGCTCCGCCCCCCGCACAGGTATCGCCGGGCCCGTCCGCGCAGGCCGCTCCGGCCCAGCTTCCGGTCGCCCACGTGAGCTACGCTGACCTGCCACCGGCGGGCCTCGATCCCGGCTTGGCACCGCCCGGCGACACCCCGGTGTCGCGCATCAACTTCGCCGACCTCCAGCCCGCTGGGCTCGACCCCAACCTGGCCCCGGCCGAGTAGATGCCCGCCAAGCTGATCAACCGGGCGACCGGAGCGCCGGAGCTTGTCGACGATGCCGACATGCCGGCGGCGCTCGCGTCGGGCAAGTACGTCGCCCCCGACGCCGTGGCCGTGCACCGAGACGGGCTCGACACCTACGCGGCGCCCGACGTCGCGGTTCAGGAGCGCGCGTTCACCCCGACGATCGACCCGGCGCTGGCCGCCCGCGCAGCCGGGCGCCAGATCCGCGAGCGCGAGAACAGCGGCGCCGGCGCGGCGCTCAAGGCGGGACTCGGCGGCGCTGTCAGCGGCGCGAGCTTCGGGCTCCTCGACCCCTACCAGGAAGAGCAGGAGTTCAACCCGCTGGCCTCGGGTGTCGGACAGATCGCAGGCGCGATCGCCCCGGCGTTCGTCGGCGACTTCGGAGGGCTGGCCGGGCTCGGGCGTGGCGCGGCGATCGCGGACGACGCGCTCACCGCCGAGCGGGCGACGAGCTCCCTGTCGTCCCGGCTGCTGTACGGCGGCGACGCCGCGGCCGGCGCGGCGGGCACCGCCGAGCGCGGGCTAGCGCGGGCGAACGCTGCACTCGGCGAGGCCACGGGTGCGGCCGGTGCAGCTGACGCGGCCGCGCGCGCGGGGCTCGAGGGGCTCGACGCGCGGGGGCTGCGCGCCGCGCACGAGGCCGAGCTCGGCGCCATCGAGGCCGGCCGAGTACCGGCGCGGGCAGCGCTCGCCGACGACATCGCCGCGTTCCGCGCGCAGGCCAAGGAGGACGCGCTCTTCCTGACCACCAAGGGCCAGACCGCAGACGGGCTCAACGTGCTGGGCAAGCGCACGCTGAAGGCGGACCGCGCGCTCGACGGCCTGCTCGACAACCCGAAGCGGCTCGCCAGCAAGCCCGAGCTCGCGCTCGCCAGCCTGCAGCAGCAGGAGAGCGCGCTCGAGGGCATCCTGGCCAAGAGCGACAAACTCCGCGCGACGTTCGCGGCCGACACCAGCGGCGATCGGCTGGCCGCGCTCGAGAAGATTCCAGCCGCGCTCGAGCGCAACCGCTCCCTGCAGACGCGGATCGCCGAGCTCACCGCCGCTCCGAGCTCGGCGCGGACCTCTGCGATCGCCGACGCGCAAGCGCTGCTGCAGAGCGGCGGCGCGCCCAAGTCGATGGCCGAGCAGATGCTGGGGGGCGCCGTGTTCTCGGGCGCCGCCGGGCTCGCTCACGCGCTCCCGGGCGTGGGCTCGATGCTCGCCCCGCTCGCCGGCGCGAAGGCCAGCAAGTTCGTCACGGATCTGGTGTTCGGCCGGCTCGCCAAGACCACCGCTGCCGCAGCGGACCGCGCCGGCGCCGCCGTGAGCGCGTTTCTCGACGTCGGCAGGCGCGCGGCCCCGACGCTCGGCGTGCTCGCGACGAAGACGCTGGCGAACGTCGCGTTCGCGCCACACCGCGGGGACGAGCCGCGATCTGCAGACCTGGCCGGGCACTACCGGGCGCGCACGGACGAACTCCGCTCCCAGACGGTGCGCGACGCGACCGGCGCGACGGTCATCCGCCCGGAGGCCCGCGCCGCGATCGGTGGACGACTGGCCGGCATCCGCGCCGCCTCGCCAATGCTCGCCGATCGCATGGAGACCTACGCGGTGCGCAAGCTCGAGTACCTGGCGAGCCAGATTCCGACCCCGGTCGACTACGGCGCGCTCGGCGTCGTGGGGCCGCGGCACCACACCAGCGACCTCGAGATGCGATCGTGGGCCCGCAAGGTCGCCGCGGCAGAGGACCCGCATGGCGTGCTCGAGCGTCTCGCCCATGGATCCGTTACGCCCGAGGACGCCGACACGATGCGCGCGGTCGCCCCCGAGATGATGGCCGACGTGGTGAGCCAGATCGCCCAGCGCCTGCCAGAGCTGCGCGCGTCCCTGCCCTACTCGCGACGGCTGGCCCTGTCGATCTTCGCGGGCGCAGCCGTCGACCCGTCTATGGAGCCTCGGGTGATCGCTGCCCTCCAGGCGCCGTTCCAGGAGCAGACCGACGCCGCCCGCGCGGCGCCGCAGTTCGGCAGCGTGAAGGCCAAGGACTCCGACGACGCCACAGCCGCGCAGCGCCGCGAGCAAGGAACCGTGTAGCCATGGATGACGCCGGACTCGTGAAAATATTGAGCAACCTGGGGGGCGTCGGCGC